TATCGAAGGGGCCATCGTCAACGAAGGCCACGACTCACACGAACTAGTTGACTTGCTAGGTATCACAGTGGAGGACATCCTCGAAAGGTTTGGTGATCGGTTATTAGAGAACCGGGAACTATTCCTTGAGGCCCATGTCCAAGTGGATCCAATCGAGGAAGACGAGGATGAGACATCCGAAGGATCGTGGTGAGAGACTGCGCCGCCGCAACGCACAGCATCAAGCTCTTAGGAGCGGGCTGTTCCGGCAGCGTGTGGTGAAAGACAAACGCAAACTAGTCGAGGAGCGCGTGCTCAGCGACGTCGAGGAGGGTTACGATGCATCAGATGAAGTTCGAGAACAGTGTGAATGAAGAAGGTTCCGTGCCGACTAGCACGGCTCTCGTGGCTGGTGTGCCGCAAGGCCGAGTTCCGGTGCGTGAGATCGAAACCAAGATCGCTGCCTTCCTGCGTGGTGCTGGCTACGCCGTCACCCGTGTGAGCATCGAGATCGCGGAGGTTCCGAGTGAGTGACGTCGCCGCTACGCTGGCTGAGCGCGGCACTAGGTATGGTCCGTTCATCGACCATGCCCAGTGTACGCAGACAATCAAGCGCGTGTTTGGTATGCATGTGGGTTGGCACCGCCTAGCCGCTGACCAACGTGAAGCGCTTGAGATGATTGCACACAAGGTAGGCCGTATCCTTTGTGGAGATCCGAACTATGCTGACAGTTGGCACGACATCGCTGGTTACGCAAAGCTGGTGGAAGATCGCATCAACGGCGTGGACTCCAACGCACCCCGTGTGGTTGAGAAGCAACTCAGCATCAACTTCCCCGAGGCCCACGAATCATTCGGCGGTACTGAATGAGCCTTCGCAAGCACCGGGCATGGCTAAGGCGTGAGCGGGGGCTGCGGTCCAAGCTTGAAGCCCGTGTGATTGACGAGCTTGAAGCAGCGAAGGTGAAGTACGAGTACGAAGCCGAGGTGTGGGAGTACGAGATTCCTGCCCGCGTTGCCAAGTACACCATTGATCTTAAGATCAACAAGATGTACTACGAGATCAAGGGGTACTTCAGTGCCGATGACCGGAAGAAGATGAAGCTTGTCCGAGAGCAGCACGGGCAGTGCTTCGTCATGGTGTTCGACAACCCGCAGAACAAGATAACGAAGAGGTCCAAGACTACGTACGCATCGTGGTGTGATGCGAATGATATCCCTTGGATTAGCGTCAACGATTTCATAAGGGTGCACTGTGGAGGAATTTAAGAACAACCCAATCGGCCTCAACATCTTTCGGCACAAGTACGCACTGAACCAGTCGCAGACTTGGAAAGAGAAGGCACGTACCATCGTGGATGATGTGTGTGGCAAGGGTGCATATGGGCAGCATGCGCATGTACTCATGTCGAAAGACGAGCGGGCTCAGCTTCAGCGCTACATCGAGGAGATGAAGTTCCTACCGGGTGGCCGGTACGTGTACTACGCTGGGCGGACTGCCCGCTTCTACAATAACTGCTATCTGCTGCGTGCGGAGTACGACACCCGTGAGGAGTGGGCAGCAGTGACGCAGAGGGCTATGTCGTGTCTGATGACCGGCGGGGGAATTGGCGTAGACTACTCACGCTTACGCGAGGCTGGCCGTACGCTATCAAGAACGGGAGGCATATCATCTGGACCCATTCCGCTCATGCACTCCCTAAACGAGATTGGTCGGAATGTGATGCAGGGAGGATCGAGGCGGTCTGCTATCTACGCGAGCTTAGTATGGTCGCATCCCGATGCGCCGATGTTCTTGAAGGAGAAGGACTGGGCGAAGCAGGGGATCGGCAAAGCTCTTAAGAGCGACGGCTCACAGTACACGTACTTCGACTACAAGCATGATGACTTCAACGCGCCAGCGGCGCTTGACATGACGAACATCAGCTTGAACTACGATGACGAGTGGGTGTTGGACCCGGATCGGGCAGCTAATCCTATCTTCCTTGAGAACGTGCGGTACGCCATGATGAATGGCGAGCCGGGGTTCAGCTTCAACTTCGGGCTACAGCAAAATGAAACACTCCGCAACGCTTGCACAGAGGTTACTAGTGAGGACGATAGTGATGTCTGCAATCTTGGTAGCGTTAATATGGCTGCCTGTAAGGATCTTGCTGAGTTTGCTGACGTGTGTCGTCTTGGTTCTAAGTTCCTTGTCTGCGGTACTATCCGGGCTGAGCTACCTTACGATAAGGTGTATCAGGTGCGTGAGACGAATCGTCGCCTCGGTCTCGGGCTGATGGGTGTGCATGCGTGGCTACTGATGAGGGGCAAGCGATATGAAATGGACCCGGACATTGAGCGATGGCTTTCGGTATATAAAAGCGAATCCGAGTCTGCTGCCAATGACCATTGTGATAGGTTTTACCTCAGTCGTCCTGTGGCTTACCGAGCGATTGCGCCTACCGGCACGATTTCGATGATCGCAGGTACGACGTCAGGCATCGAACCGCTGTATGCTGTAGCCTATAAGCGACGGTATCTGACGCAGGGTACTCGGTGGATGTACGAGTACAAGATAGATGGTGTGGCACAACTAATGGTGGATCAGTATGGCGTTAACCCTGACGACATTGAAACTTCGCTTGACCTCGCGCGTGATCCGGTACGACGGATTGCTTTTCAAGCAGGAGTGCAAAGGTATGTGGACATGGGCATCAGTAGTACAATCAATCTGCCTGCTTGGGGCAGTCCAGAAAACAATCCTGACAAGGTTGTGGAGTTTGCTCAAGCTGTCTCTAAGTATGCCCCTAGTCTGCGTGGCCTTACATTCTACCCGGATGGCGCTCGCGGCGGTCAACCTCTTACTAAGGTTCCGTACGCCGAAGCTGCGTCTAACTCGGGGGTAGTGTATGAAGAAAACTCCAGTTGCAAAGATGGAGTATGTGGAATATAAGCACGATCCCATTACTGGCGACGTCCTTAAGATCGCTCCTCCTAAGTGGGAGATAAACCTCGCAAGCGTCATGCCGCCGGAAGCGAAGGAGGCAATGATCATGGCAGCTTTGAAACACAGGGACATCCTTCCAAAGACGGCCCTGATGTCGGTGGAATTAGAGGCTCAGAAGCGGCTGCCCAAGCTGCGTCCGCCTGAGTACTACATCGTCAAGACAGAACACCTGCTGATACATGACTCCATACGTATCAGCGTGAAGGTGGTGAACGGAGAGATGCCGTCCAATTCCTACATCTACAACGTAGATCTCCCGGTCTACTCTTTCGAGCTAGCCGCTCCGGGGGACTGGAGCGTGCTAGATTACCCGATGCAATCCGTCACAGAGATGATTGTCAAAGACAAAGTGAAGTACATACTTAACGAAAGGAAACAGAATGAACTACATCGTCAAGCGCAACAACAGGAAAGTACGCAACCTTGGGCCGTTTACGAACTACGAGACGGCACGTCAAGCAATTCGCAAGCAGATCAGGAAGGAAGTACCCACCATGTGGGATCGTAAGCTGGTGAACTTCATGTGGGATAGCGTTAGCCGTAATCCGACTAACATCGCTGCCTTCGGCTTTGCCATCGAGAGGGCGTAATGGTGCGCTGTCCCCACTGTCTGCTTGAGTACATCGAGTTCCAGCACCAGTCGTGTCCGGCCTGTGGAACGAAAGCTCCTAAGAGCAGGGACTACAACTCTACCCATCAATGGAGTACGTATGATGAAGCGCCAACGGATGTTGGACATACTAGCACTAGCAGCGATCATGGCAGTGCTGATACTTCTAGTGATTACTCTGGCGGTGGTGGGGACTTCTCCGGAGGGGGCGGTGGGTCTGATTTCTAAATGAAGAAGGGGGCTTCGCGCCCCCTTTCTTCTTAGTGCAACTTCATCTTCACAAACTCCATCAGGTGTGGATTGTCAATGAGTACTTGAGTCCACCCTCTTGCTCCCTGCGTTACCATCTTCTCTTCGGTGTGGTTGTCTTCGCTCACACCATATACCTCGTTGATTGCGTGCTGTACTTCGTGGATGATTACTTCAGCCAGCAACACGGGCCTCTCCTCTAATCCCGGATCCAACATGATGACCCAATCCTTCGGGTCAAAGAAACCCCAAGCATCCTTGGTGGCATCCTCTTCATCATGTACGTAGTCCGGTCCCAACATCTTAAACACAATCGTGTAATGCCCTACCTTGATAGGTGCTGGAAGATCCATGCTAGTACCCCAATATGTCTGAGTCCTTGATTTTACCTCGGAATCCCCGAGTGCCACTGGTCGTCATATCTACCGTATCATCAAAGGCACGGTAGCCAAACAGGTTCTCGAAGATTGTATCGGAGTTAATCGGAGTGCCAAACCTATACGACAACGGCGGTTGCGGCACCGACTCAAACTCTTGGGTTGTCATGTATGGACGCTGCTTCTCCATCTGATGCGCATAGATATCTTGCGTCAAGAAGGCGTCTTGCTCACCCTGCTGCTTCGTGTACAACTGCTCTGCCAATGGATCTCTCCATTGCGTCTTGCCCGCTACTTCCACCTTCTGCTTCTGCGCTCCCACGTCAATACCGTAGTTCTTCTTGGCATCACGCAAGATACGCTGAGCACGCTTCGGGTCTTCTGCCATTGCTAGCGAGAACTCAGTACGTACCTTGTCCGCAAGCTCCTGCGCCTTGACTGGGTTGCTTCCAGACAGCAGTCCCTCTGCCCGTTGTACCTCGTGTGTACTCTCGTGCAGCAGTGAGCTAAGCCACTCCTTCGGGTTACCCTTTGGATTCAGCAGGATCAACGGCTTCCCATTCCGCGTAGTGTACGCAGCCTTGGTACCTTCTCCGTAGTACGACACCAGCTTCTCGTCCATCTTTTCGACAGGGATGCCCTTCATACCCGGATAGAGTTTGTACAACTCATCGTGCTCCATCAGATCCCCAAGCGGGATAGCTCCCTTGGTAGGCAGGGTGTTCACAAGCCTAGCCTTACGATCATCAATGTTAGCACGCAGGATGTCGTCTGCTCCCTTCCACGTATGCTGTGCGTTGGGCAAACGTTCCGCCCTAGTCACGACTCTACGCATCAGCGGCCCGGCTCTGCCCCCGAACAAGCTGAGCGCTACATCAGCGCCCGACTTAGCCAGCCCTTTCATCCCACCCTCAGCGTACGCATTCGCTGCCTCAGCTACCGCGCCCACAGGGCCGGGTGCCCAGCGCAGTGGATCCGATATCGCACCCAGCAACCCGTCCTTCCTCTCGGTACGAACGGGACCAGTCTGCATCACGCTGACTGGCTGCTCCCCTCCAAGTAGTACATCAAGAACCTTACTCATTGCTGTATGCCTCGACTGCGTTGTATGCACGATACACATTAGCTGGCATAGTACTGAAGTTGCCAGCCGCCACGCTCTTAAGATCACTCGGGCTAGCTTGGTTCAGCCAGTTCGACACGTACCTGATCTGATTACGAACAGCATGATCGTTACGTAGCTGTGCCTTCGCCATCGCCTTAGGTACGGCGTTGGTCAGGAACACCAGCGCACCAGCCAGAGTACTACCCGCTGCCGCACCTCCCGGACCTGCAACCATACCACCGGCTAGACCACCAAGTGACATGCCAGTAACGTATTCACCGCTGGAACCACTGGATGCAGGTATACGAGCACCATATTGGCGTAGTGCATGAGCGGCTCTAGCGGTTTCTTCAAGTACTGTTCGATAGGGGCTACCACTGAAGACGGCATTGAATGCATCGACTGCCTCCGCGTTCTTTCCAGATCCGAGGATCGAGTCGTACATCTGCGCTGCCTTCTTGCTGTCGCTCATGTTGAGTTCGATCCAGTTTCTACGCACGTGATCCATCAGGTATACGTTCTGTTCTTTGGTGATGGATCCTTTTGCTTGCATCAAACCCAGCGCCTTCTTGTATGCCGTGACAGCAGAGGGCGATGCGTTCTTAGCAACAAACTCTGTGACTAGCATCGGATTCACCTTCTCATCCGCTGCCATTTTCTTAATCATGGTGTCCGTGAGAATACCCAACTGACGGTTCGCTGTAGCGTTGGCTGTGTTCCACTGAGCCAGCATGGCTGGGTTAGTCTTCGCAAGCTGTGCTTCGATAGCCCCGTCAAGCTCCTTGTACAACTTCATCCGGATCGAGTTGTCCACCCCACCTTGCACCGCATCCCAATTCGCAGTGTTGCCTAGCGCGCGCTTCTGCGCCACCAGCGTAGCCAGAGGCGCGGCCTTGCCAGAAGCCAAGTCCTTCACGATGGCAACGACGTCAGCCCCAGCACCAGCCTGCTTGTTCGTAGACTTGATGTCCTTGAACTGCTGAAGCACCTCCTTCGCTGTGTCTCGCAGGGAGGTGGTGGGCACAGTCAGACTGTTGCCTACTGTGGTCCCGTGTTTAAAGGGAGCGAACAGTGTCTCGTGTGACTGGCCCACCTTCTCCACTGCGTCTTTGTAAGCGGTCTGGAATACAACACCCATGTCCGTAGGAGTACCACCTTGGTTCAGCGAGCGCATAGTCGAACCAAGCGATTCGTCAATCGTGGTAGCCATGTCGTCTTCGGCAGACTTGTACACACGAGTAGCGCGGCCACTCATGTCGTAGACTTCCGGGTTGATCTCGGAGCCGTTCTTGCGGAACCAGTCCACGATGGCTGCCCGATCCTTGGGAGTGCGAGCCAGCACATTCTGGATAGCCTGAATGCCCTTGGTACCAGCCATGTTCATCAGGGCTTCCATGTTGAAAGCACCGACCAAGTACTTCAGCTTCTCCTCGACAGGAGCTTCATGGTTACGGATGGCAAGGGCATGGCCCATGATAGCACCGAGCGTGCCGCCAGCCGCAGCACCGGGGATCGCACCTACTACGGTGGGAGCACCGGCAGCGGCACCGATCATGCTGCCACCAACGCCACCTACCAGCGGGAGGAGGGATGTACCGGGAGCGTTCTTGAGTTCTGCTTGCCAATCCTTGACGGGACCAGCGCTCTTAAGAGCAGGATGCATGACGTCCGGAGGAAGCTCAAACTCCGGAGGATCATCAGTCTCAAACTCCGGAGGCGCATCTCCGCCTTCCAGCCTAGCCAGTACACGTTGCGGATACTCCGCTGCTTCCGTTGGCATGTCTGTGCGCTTCCCCTTCTGATACGCCCTCAAGTTTCCTTGGCCCCAATTGTAGGCACGGAGCGTATCCTCAATGTTTCCGAACTTCGACTGCAACCTACTCAGATACTTAGCAGCGCCAGTTGCCGACTGCGTGAAGTCTGTGGGATCAGTAACGCCATACTCCTTAGCGGTGTCAGGCATGAACTGGAACCATCCCTTAGCACCTGCCTTGGACACAGCATTGGGATCGCCACCCGACTCCTGCATCATCACCGCTTTGAGCAGCCCCGGCTGCAAGCCGTGCTCCGCTTCCAACTTAGCCAACAGTGCGGCATCCATTATTTCTTCTCCGAAGTGAGTTCCTTCTTGAACGTAGCCTTCTCTTCAGCGGACAGTGTGCCCCACCATTTGCGGTAGGCTTCCGGCCCTTGTCGCTTTGCCGCAACACCAGCCGCAACCAGCGGATTGTCGATGTTCAGCTTGGCAGCACCGGGGGTCATGTCCATGTTGCGAGAGGCTGCGTTCTTGTAGGCGTTCTTCATGGCCGGACTGAATGCATCAATCTCAGCTTGCGGCCACAGACTACGAGCACGCTCTTTCTCAGCAATGGCTTCAGGCGTATCGTTGGGCATCGGGACATAGCCGGCACCGTAGCGCTGCCACTCCGACTCCGTAACCGCAGCACCCGACTCACGGCGCAGGATCGCGTTGATGTACCGGATAGCAGACGAGATGTATCGTGCAGCCTGCGGATCCTTCACCTTGTTGAACACCATCGCAGGCGCAATGCCCTGCGCTCCCGCGTTCTTAAGAGCAGCTTCAAACGCCATCACGCTTTGCACATCGCCCTTAGGCAGCCACTCACGTGTGATACCCGTGAACTCCTTGTTGAAGGCTTCGGCACGTAGCACGCCAGCAAGCGCCTTGCTTTCCTCAACTCCAAGGTTCTGCGCAAGATCACCGAAGTACGCAAGTGCACCCTCCTTGCCGAACACGCGGGTCGAGGACGCGATGGCCTTAGCTTCGGCTTGTTCTGCTGCGGTCAGCTTGCTCCAATCAAGCTTGCCTGTCTTTGGATCGGTAGCCTTCGAGGTGAACATGCGCCACTTGTTCAGCATCCACTGATCGGTGGACTCCGACGACTTGTTGTCGCCAATGCGCAGTCGATCCTTGGGATCTGTCTTGTTGACCATGTACACACCATCGTCAGTCTCTACCTTCTCGTACTTATCATCGGCCAGAGACAGATCCTCGACGTTGCCCGTCTTCTGGAATAGCGACAGCGAAGCAGGTGTGAACTTGCCAGTAGCAATAATCTTCTGGAACGGAGTCTGCGCATTCCTGACATCGCTTTCGTCCTTAGCCGCAGCCGCTCTGTTCTTGTCTATGAGCACACGCTTAGTATTAACTTCCAACTCTTCCTGCTGGACTTCTGCCATCAGCATGTTGGCTTCGTTGGGATAGCCAGCTTGCCCTAGTCCCTGTGCAACAGCCTTTCGGAAAGCGACCGTATCCGTAGGATCGATACCGTTAGCCGCAACCTGCCGCATCACAGCCTGCGTAGTCTGCGCAAGTTTCACCCTCGGATCAATCGCTTGCTCTCCGAACAGCCCGCTTTGCAGCGCAGCCTTACCAAGTCCGTGGCCAGCAAGCGCAGCACCACGGTTAGCCGTGTAACGTGCGTACTGCATGGCGTCCAGACCGGACGCAGCAATAGCCCGATTCTCTACCTGCGAAACCTCGTCGGCTGCTGGCTTGAGCCCCAATGCAGCGGGACCGAGGCCGAACAGGCTACGAGTTACATTCATCTCTTCAGCCATGTGTGCTCCTCTTAGGGTACGTGTGGGTAGCCGTCCGGGATACCTGTTACATTCCGTGCTTGGTTAGCGTAGAACGCATTGTTCATCGCGCCGCCGAACATGCCACCCATCCCACCGCTAGCACCACCCATCAAGGCAGACCCAAATGAGGTCAGACCGGACCCAATTGCAGCCGTGCCTGCTCCGGTGCCTTGGAGGATAGTCTGTTGGTTCTGTGCGTTGGGGTTGTACGAGTTCAGGATTGCCATCAGTC